AATGTTTCAATCGTATCAGCGTTAGCTTCTGTAATATTATCCCAAGATAATGACCATTGTTTCGGATTTTGATTTAATCCAAATGTAAACCGGTTTTCGTAACCATCGCCAAAAGCTACTATTCTTAATTTAGGATTGCTGTTTTTTTGTGCGCCATAGCTTGGCGTAATGTTGGGGAAAGTAGCCATTATGCGAGAATACCTCCAGGACGTTTTTGTTTAATTAGTTCTTTTTGCACTGCTGCTGCCAGCAGTACACCAAGTTGTTTGCTGCTTTGATCATCGCCTTGCACGTTGCTACCGGTTGCATCTACATTAACAACTACGTTAGTGCCACCGCCGAATGATCCTGCTGGCGCTATACCGCCACTACGTCCTGGCATGAACAACTCAGGGCCACGCTCGCCTACGAGGTAAGGGCTGCCGCCTGTGACGCTACCGCCTGTAGCGCGAAGATCAACGTATTTAAACATATCTGTTGGTGGGAGCGTGCCATTAGGAACAGGCGCAGGAGTTGCCCCTTTACTGAACAATCCAGCTAGTGATTTTGCTATTGCGATTGCAGTATAAGTAGCAATCATCTTTGTTGCTTCCTGCATTAAAATATTGCTTACAGTTTGAAGAAAATCAGCAAATACTTGTTTTGCTGTTGTTGTGCCTTCAACTAAACCTTGAACGCCTTTTGTCAATGAACTGCCCACAGCATCGCCAATGCTTTGCGATACTCTTACTGCAACAGATTCAAGATCGTTTAGTTGTGTTTGAGCAGACCCAATAAATTGCTGTATTGGTGACGATGCTGCAACAGTGGCTGCGGTATAAGTTTGAATTGCAACTGCCGCGGCTTCGGCAGCGACTTTAATCCCGTCAGTAGCTTGTGCATATTGATCTTGCGTCATGGTGCCAGCAGCTACTAATTCATTGAAAGGTTTCAATCTGTCGTTTAATTGTTGCCTTACTTCTAATAGCTTTAGTTCACCATCTATCAGCTCAGGTTTAACGCCTTCCATCTGCAAGCGATTCCGTAATGTAAACGCTTCTGTTTGCAATCCTAATTGCGCTGTCTGCTCTCTAAATGCGGACGTGCTTTTTAATATAAATGCTGTTAAATCTACCGCTGTAAATGATTTTGCTTGTGATTTAAGCAATGCAAGTTGTTGCATCAAACCTTGAATTTCTGTTTTTGTTTGATCTACATTTTCGCCAGGTACTCCGCCCGCTACGCCACCCATTGCTGGATTTGGCCTTACAAAATATCCACCTTTGAATGAATTGAGATCAGGATAATTACCTGCTTTTAAGCCTCGGCTGCTGGATTGATGAAATACATTTTGCCCGCCAGTATATACCCCAACATGTTGCCGTGGCCCACCTGGTTTATTGCTTGCCAAGATATCGCCAGGTTTGATTTTACTAAAATCAGTCATTACAGTGCCAGCTTTGCGCACTGAATCTGCTAATGCAGTAACGCCTGGTAAAGTAATTCCAAGTGAGCCATAAAATGCTTTTACTGATTCTGAGCACATATTCGCAACCCCAGTAAATTTACTGGCTGCTTGGGCTGCTGTATTAAGTTGGCTAGTACTAAACCCACCACCGCCACCAGCAACGGTAGTAGATTGCACTTGATTCATTTTTGTACCTGACTGTAATCTTTGTTGCGCGTCTTTGATTTTGTTTTCTAATTCTTTAATCTGTGCATCAAATGCTGATGAGCCCAATACTGCTGACTGTATTATGCCTGCTTGTTCTCTAGCTACGCCAGTAAATTTATTTACAAAGTTATCAAGTTCTTTTTCTTGCAATTGGCGTTGAAGGTCATAGCGTAATTTATCAAGATCAACTTGATTCTTAAATATTTGACCATCAATTTGCATTTGATATTGCGCTGAATCCATGGCTAATTTATCAGCTAATTTTGCTGCCTTTTCTGCCTCTCGGGCTGCTTTATCTTTGCCGTTTTTGCCTTTCTCATCTAATAACGCAGGAATTTCAAGATCTTTCTTTACTTGTGTTTGTGCGCTTTCTACTTGTTTTAAAGCTTTTAGATTTGCATCAATTTTTTGCAGAATTACACCTTGTAATGTGACAGCTTTGGACGCATTAACATCTTCTGAGCCTATATTTTGCAATACTGCCGAATATTGCTTAAGTACTTGTAAATTTTGATTAATACCAACTTTGTTTTTTTGGCTACTAACCTGACCTACGCCTTTTGTAATTCTATCGACCGCTTCACTTGAGGCACCAACATTTAAAGAAGCTTTTGCGCCCGCAATGTTTCTTGCAAATCCACCGCCACGACCTGCTGCAATTGCATTATTTATGGCATCAATAACAATAATTGCTTGATTAAAGATTTCTTTTAAAGCAGGACTTAGAACTTCTCCTACCCTCCTGGCTAATGATTCGACATTGTCAATTAATGTACTAAATTTGCCGTTAAGTGTATCACTTTGTGCAATAGCGCCATTGGCATATTTACCTCCAGCATTAGTTAATCTTATTATCGCAACTTCAACAGCTTCTGCACTTATGCGCCCTTTGGCTAATGCTTCTTGTAATTTTTGCCCTGATAACCCATACATCTTTTGCAGTTCACCCTGCAAAGCAATGCCGCGTTCTTGAAACTGCAATAACTCTTCGCCTTGTAATCGGCCTTTAGCTTGTACTTGACCATATGCAGTAACCAGCCCGCTTAATTCAGCGCCTGTTGCACCAGAAACATCAGCTAATCGTTTTGTAGTTTCAACAACTTTATCCGCTTCAACACCAAATGCTTGCAGCCTTTTAGCCGAATCAATTAACTCAGTGCTGGTAAAAGGAGTTACAGCACCAAGTTGCTGCAATTCTTGAATAATTTGCTTTGCTTTTGTTGCGCTACCCGTTAATACTTCTAAACTACGCGTTTGACTTTCAAGTTCAGCAGTTTTTACAAATACAAATTTTGCGGCTTGCATTACACCAAGTGCAATAGCAAGTTTACCAACTGTAGAAAGTAAGCCTGAAACAGATTTGTCGGCTGCTTGTGATCCTTGTTGCACCGCACGTAGCTGCTGCGTTGCGCCAGTAGCGTTTACCTGAATATCGACAACCGAAACAGCCATAGCAGCGACTCCCTACGTGTACAGTCTACCGGCGGTTTTTTGCTTTTTCCATTTCTTCGCGTTCACGCTTGCCTTTTAGCTCGTAATATGCTGCAAAATGTATAAATTCTGCATCTGTTAATTCCTGCCGCAACTGGCTTATTGTTTTTCCTAGTTCCGTAGCTAAGAAAAATTCAAAATAAAGCCAATTGTCAGCCTCTAATCTTTTTTTGCTTCTTCAATCGTTCCGGCTTCACCTATACCAAACAGGAATAATTCTATATCATTAAGCACAGTTTCTGGCAATTCACGTTGTAGTTTAGCTGCATCTGCCGCAGCAAATGCTTTAGTGCCATCTTCTAATTCAGCCACAAGGCATAGCATTTGAGTGCTAACTTCTAGTGCTTCTTCAGAATTTGCTAAGTTAGTTGCACGTTTACGATCTGCTCTTGTGATTGGTTTAAAAAATAAAGATAGCACTTTTGCGCCATCATTGTTTTTTACATCAAACCGGCGCCGTTGATTTAGATCAAAAGCACCGGTGAGAATATCAACGGTGCGTGGTGTGGATGCCATTGTTATCAGATGCTCAGGGTGATAGATCCATTCATGGTGAAGCTAACGGTCACCACTTCAAGCTCCCCTACGGTAGCACTATATTCAGTAGAAGTAATAACAATTGAGCCGACAATTTTCTTGCCGCCTGATTCGTCAAGATAAAGCTCTACCGATGCGTTACCTTCATCGGTTGCAGTACCGATATCTTTGATCAGATCAAGCTTGTCGCCGGCGCTAGGCGCGTCATACATTATTTCCATGCTGCCAGTGCCTGCGATTAATCCGCCGACATTAGCCTTATAGGTTGCACCTTGAGATGTAGTTTCAAGTACATCTTTTTCTACGGTCATCGACCATGACCGCACAGCAGCGATTTCAAGCATACCGCCGCTGGAGTCTTTATCAAAAAAGACTGTACCCTGTTCACCGCGAAAAAAGGCCATGATTAAATGCTCAGAGTGATGGCACCACTCGTAACAAAGTTACAAGTGATAACTTCAAGTTCTCCAACTGTAGCTGAATATTCAGCAGAAGTAATCAAACCAACAAAAGTAATCTTTTTAGTGCCGGTTGTATCTAGGAATAATTCAAACGATGCAATGCCTGCATCAGTTGCAGTATTAGCCGCTTCAATGAAAACATTAGTTTCGTCGGAACTGCTCGCGGTATACAGCACTTCAACAGTGCCAGAGCCTGCGATCAAGCCGCCAACATTTGCTTTGTAAGTCGCGCCGAGTGATGTGGTCTCAAGCACGTCTTTTTCTACAGTCATCGACCATGACCGGGTAGAGGTAATTGCAGCAGCAGAAACACCGGCATCGTCAAATTTGACAGATCCCTGTTCACCGCGAAAAAAGGCCATAGCTAAAGATCCTCGAAGGTTTCAAAGGTTAAACGAACCTGTGTTTGAAAATACCCCTCGGGGGATGGCGGTGCCATTACCTCTGGGCCGGTTGGTGCATCGAAAATAACTCCCGATACCGTGCTTCTATTATAGACATCCCTAACACGCTTGCCAATCGTAAAATTAGCGCCAGCGCCAGCGCCTTTTGGCGTGAATATATTTACCAAAATAATGCCGATGATGCTGTTGCTAACGCCGGTAGCGCCTCCCATCGTGAGGTAATTATTGTTGCCAAAATTCAATTGGCATTGAACCCAAGTACTGTTAGGTGTCGGCGCATATGGCACATTATTAAAAACTACTGGATACACAGTTGGCAGTCCTGGGTCGTTGGAATCATCAATGCTTACAATTGCATCAATGCTAGGGATAGAATCAAATAAACTATTAAATTCATTAGCCAGCAATTGCTCAATCGTGGCGCGGATAGTGTTGAGGTTAGCAGCCGCCATTAGTCTTGCCTTCCGATTTGATCTGCTACACGCCTAGCCCATGCTGTCATATTACGAGCTACCAAATCAGGATAGCCTTTCACAATTTGATTATTTCTTGATCTCCAAGTCCCGTTCCATGATGGCGGTAAACTTTCGCCATAAAGCACTGGCAAAGCATATTCTATATTTGTATGGATGTGGTAAACATTGCCTGCGCGTTCAGTGCCATAGTTTAACCTTCGCGGTGGTGTAATACCTGAAGCGGTAGTTTGCGGGCCAGGATCATAACCAGGAGCATCGTTTTCGCTAATTGACCATGAAAGGCGTAATCTGCCAGTATCTGCTGGGCTGCCTTCTTTCAGTTGTTTGTCTGTTTCAAATACCACATAACGTAATAACTTCTCATACTTATCTCTGGAGTAGTCACCAATCTGAGACAGGGCTATACGTCGTGCCATTATGCCCTCAAGATCAATTCATAGGTTATCGCTGTATTGTCTTGCTCAGTGGTCGCAACGCTAATTATTTGATGCACTACTGATGCAATTAGCACTTTATCGGCTGTGATTGGTGCAGTTGCAACATCTGCTGCGGCAATCGTTAAGCGCTTATCACCAGCCTGGATTAGGTCATTCACTTCACGTATGTTTACATCTTCTAATACACCACGCACTGCGGTATCAACAGCAGTTTCGGCTGCGGTGCCGGTAGCGGGGTCATATGCGCCTACTGTTATGCGGCGGATAGTTGCCACACCGCCAAACTTAGCCATCAGCTTGCTAGCAACTTTCCGTAGCGGGCTAGAAAGGCTCATATTTTATACGCAATGCAAGCGCCAGTTTGTAATTTAATGCTAGTGAATACACCACGGATTTCAGAACCTGCCGGGAATGTCTCACCGTTTAATGTATTGCCAGTCATGTTAGTGCTAATAATTGTATCAATATGAGTGTTTTCAAAAAAATCAATATGGTTAAACCTACCAGTATGAGCGGCAGTATCAGTAATAACCTCACCGCCGAGCGTGTAGTCAACATCGCCGCCTTGGTGGCCTTTGAAGCTCATATCTTGTACGCGATAACGGTGCCGCTGGTGAGCGTGATAGAGGTGAATACACCACACATCTCACAGGATGCCTTGATTGGAATTGCTGTCAGTGCATTACCGGTGTAATCCAGCGCCGTAACACTTGCAATCACTGAATCTTCTAATGCCACAATCTCGCCAAACCTGCCGGTATGAGCGGCAGTATCATCGATAAACTCAGCGCCTGGATATTCGCTCATGATCGTTTAATTGCAAAGTTGCCTGGTCCGCTTATTCTAAGCCCTGTTAGGTAGCGTTCAACCATTGGCGGTATTTTGTCTGCACCAACTGCACCGCTAAAGTTTGGCGTAACGTTAAGGCTACCGATCTGGACATTCTTAAAATCTTCTAGCCCACTAAGCCCAATGCCGTCGGTGTTGTTGTTTAGGTATGCCGCAAGCAACACCTGTGCATATTGCACCTGCTGCGGGATTTCATTGTCATCAAAATAATCAGTGGTAATACGAAACGGAAAGCCAACGGCATAGGTGTTGATGTACGTGTCAGGTTTACGCACACCAGTACGCGGCCATTGCAACGCCTGCGTATCAGTTGCCCTAGCACCTAGGAACCGTTCACGATCTAATCGTTGTGTTGCGGTGTAAAGTGCACGATTTTTGGCGTCTGTAGTAGCAGAACCCCATGCGGTGATATCTGCGTCTTGCACCAATCCGTCAACTATCAACTGGGCATTCGCCAGCGTTATGTACGAGTTTGCGTCGGCGGCGTTTGGTGTCGCCACTATCACGATTGCCATCAGTAGCCTCCTCTGGTATTAGTGTAGGCTCCGCAATAGAAAATGAGGCCACCTCCTGGGAGATAGCCTCACGATCACGCATTCTGCGGAATGCAAATAAACCCATCAGCCTCTAAATACTGTGAAAGCAGGAGTGCCAACAGCAGTACAAACAAACACATAGCTGGCGCTAGTAGCAGCAGCAACTGTCGCCATACCAGCAACACCACCAAGGGTGATGCCAGAAGCAGCAGCAGTTAATGTGATCGCGTGAGTGGCGGCGGCAACGTTAACAACATTAAGTTGAAAACTGGTGCCGATCTCAAGTGGACCTCCTAGGAGGGTCTTAAGTTCAGCGCCTGTAGGGGTTGTAAGTGCACGTCCCGCAGTTGGGGTCATGGTTACAATCCCGCCAACGCACTCCTCAGCAGTCAAGGTAGTAGCTGCATCTGTAGCAGCTTTCAAAGGTCGCTTAACGGCTGTTACTTCTAGAACAGCAAGGTCAGAAGTTAGCTCAAAAATTGAAGATGGCATGACTAATTACCTCAGAAGTTGGATGTAACAGTGGCGCGTACGATACCAAGGTTTTTGGTTTCATACACTTTTGACCAGT